GCGTCATCCACACCTATGTGGGATATCTACCCACCCACACCACTCACTAAAAAATGGTTGAAAGAAGAGGGTTACATTAAATGAACTTTTTGATCGCAGCACTGGCACCTGTTTTTATCACCAGTCCTATCACTAAGAAACCTGTTGAAGTTCCAACAGCAGTTGTGAATAAGTGTCAGTCCATTATGGAGTTTGATGTTCGCAGCGAGAACAAGTCTGAACTAGAAGACCTGAGGACACTTGACTGTTACTATATGAACATGGGTCATTACAGTCTTCCTATGGATTTGTATTTTCCCAAAGAGAGGTATCCTCGTCGCTAAATAAAGCTGACTTGCTTCATATAGATGCCCGAGGAAATCAAAAAGGATGAACCTAAGAAAAAAGGTCCACTCGGTAAACTTAAAGAGAAGGCAGAGGATTCAGAGGAGCAACTGGCAATTCTTAGTACCTTTGTCCGTCTTGGTATTCTTGTGTGGTCTGGAGGCATACTTACGCTCGCATACATCAAACTACCCGCTGCTCTTGGAATCCCCGAGCAAAAACTTGACCCAACCTTCATCGCGTCGGTCTTTACTGGAGTTCTAGCAACATTCGGTGTTCAGACTGCTAAGAAGGGTGCTAATGGTGCTGCTGGTGGCGGTGGTATCAGTAAGGCAGACTTACAGAAACTGATTGATGCTGCTGCACAGACTGCACCAGCACAGACAATCAGGATTGAGCAAGGTCCAGTCAAGATTTCAGGAGTGAATGATGGCGAACCCCCAGTCAAACCAACAATCTAAATCACCTTTTAAATGGGCAGCACTGACGGTGGGAACACTGTTTGGTGTTGCTCATCTTGGTATCTTAGGACATCTTCTGAATCTGAAGAAGGTGCCTATTATCAACCTGCCTGTGGGTGATTATACTTCTTACACAGTAGAGGCAGGTGAGACTGGGTATCGGATTCAATATAATGCGAACGATCCCAAAGTGATGGGTGTGAGAAAATATGTTGATAAGAAGAATGGATTCTTTGGTATAGGAGGTAAAACTTTTATAACCACAGAAGAAGAATATACTATGGATGGTGCCAAGCATCTTCAGGGTGGTGGCTTGGGAAAGTTAACTGCAAAGAAAGTAGAGTGCATCAAGGCGGAAGGTGGCGGAGAAAATGCAGGTAGAATGGTAGGTGCTACTGCAGGTGCTGCTCTTGCTCCTACTATTTTATCCATACCATATATTGGGTGGCTTGCTGCTGGATGGGTAGCAATGTTTGCTCAAGATAAAGGGGCTGACATCGGTGGAGATGTTGCTACAATGTTAAACAACTGCGAAGAGGAAGATTAATGCTGATTTATCTGGCAGCACTATTTGTAGTAACAACGATTATATTTGGTTTTGTGAAAGGTGAAAATGATTATTATGATTCTGATGACTATGATGGAAACGGAACCGCTCATTAACTTACAATGAAACAATCATTGATACTTGTAGCATGTTTTACACCACTTGCAGCAATCTACATAGTAATGAAACTGGCTGTATGGCTCTCCGCAATCAACGCTGAATCCGATTATGTCAGAAAAGAACCCTTACGCAAACGAGGACCCTTTGTGGAAAATCCATATGAGGACGTTGATGCTGAGGAAGAGGAATATGGAGATCGCACAGATTATAGATAATGCTTTAGAAGAACACTATTCTGAGTTAGGACTTCCTGTACCAAATTGGAAACGTAAAGATCCAGAATGGTGGACAGACTACTTACTTGGTTTAGGATTGCATCCTGATAATCATGAATTATGATCCAACTGAACCTGTCTGGAGTATCTTTGTTATGATGCTCTTACTTTTGGCAGGAGTTATCTATTGTATCGTCTATATAATGCAGTATGATGATAAACATGATGACCACATTATTAGCGCAAGCACAACTGAACCTGGTGGAAGCGTGGAACATGAGTTGGGGGGAGGGGATTCAGTTCCTCCTGATGCTGACGTTCCTGTATTGGTTGAAGAAGAGAATCGACCTGAACTTCGAGAAGAAGAAGGCGAAGACGACAATTTACAGAGTGAAACTTGAAGAACAATGATTTCTCACATTTTCATCTTCGGATTTATAACACTACTCACTATTACTATGGAGTTGACCTGGCCTGTTAAAGGCAGGTCTTATGTTGAAGGTAAAGAGTGTGCGACAGTAGCACTCTCTAAAGAAAATTATGTTGAGAGTATCACAAACATTACACAGGAGAATGAAGATGCAAAAAGTAATTAATGTATTAGCACTGGTATCATTCGGTGTATCTGCTGCCGTTGTTGCTGGTGGCACCTATGTCTATCTCAATAAGGATGCTATCAGAGATAACGTCAAGGATAATGTAACCAAGGCAGCAACAGAGGCAATCACAGAGGCACTGCCTGGTTTGCTTGATAGTGCTGTCCCATCAGTCCCCACTGAAACAGGATTACCTATTCCACAACTTTGATGGAGATTCCCAATATTAATGTACGAAACATAGATATCCCAAGAGCACGGGTGTTTGAATTACCACCACCTGCTGTTCACAATATCTTTGTACCTGTAACTGTTAATATTGGAAGTCCCATAGTTGATATGCCTGGGTGTGTTGAGTCACATCCTGATGGTGGACCACAACTGGCTAAGGATGACCCAAAGGGTACAAGGATATATTGTACTAATGAGTATCCATCGTATAACGCGATGGACTATACGCCAGAAGAACTGGCAATCACTACAAAGACAGAAGCAGAACCACCACCAGTTGCTCCGCCCGTAGACCCGCCAGAACCACCAGAGGTTCCAACAGACGCTATTCCTCAAACAAAGGAAGAAGAAGTTGAGTGTCCTGGACCTAATGCATTACGCATTGGTGATGTAGCACAGAACCAGAAGGAGAGAGTATCTGGTTATGAGTTACAGAATGGGATATGTGTAACTCTCTGGGAAGATATACCTTTCATCTCACAATATCTACCAGCACCACAGACTGCTACTACGACTGCTGCTATTGCTGTGACTGCTGCGTCTTCTGCTCTACTTGCTAAACCACTGGCTGACCTGCTACTGAAAGCATTCAAACCAGTCGTCAATAAAGTTATTGCGAAGGTGAAGAAGTTGTTGGGTAAGAAACCTCCCCGCCTATCGACATCGGATCGCCGAGCCCAGCAGCGGATCTCATCACACGCTCTTCGGAAACTGAAGGGGAAGGAATAGAATGAGTATGTGGAGCAACCGCATTCTTATTCATCACCACAACATCAGCACAGACTGAATAGTATGGACTTCTGGGGTGGAACATGATACCCTTCTGCATGAGTTCACCGCAGTTCTTAAGTCTGGCGATTTCAAAATCTAATCTCTTATTAGCAAGTAGTTGAGCACGATATTGATTATGTGTCTCTGCTGCTTTCTTACATAACTCTTGTGCTTTCCTATCCATAGGAATAGACAAGGTAGCAGACAAACCAATGCTATAATTATAGTTGTCCGTCATACCAGTTCTGGTAGGCATATGATAAAGAATACCACCTGGATCATCAGGTGCTCCATCCTCATCCATATCTCTCATATCATAGACTGGTTCATTATATGTACGCTCAAAAGGATGCTGCCAACTTTTAGTATTGGTAGCATATGGTGTGATATTAAGAGTGGGTCCTTGACAACTTATTCCATCCCCGTAAGTGTTGGTGATATACGGACCTTGTAAAACTTGTATTGCCTGGTTGGTAACGCTACCCGATGAGTTAGCAACAGGATTGGCGGTAGCACTAACACCACCAACAGTTTCTGCAAGAGTGGAGGTAGGGAGAAGCGCAAGGATTACTGTGAGAAAATACTTGTAGTAGTTGTGACGCTTTGAATATTTGTTGTTCTGTTTATTATCGTCTGATTGGACATCCCTGGTCCAGTGTATGCTTCTACGAACTGGAAGGGTTCTCCCACATTGTTCTGGGAGAACGTCGGTCTGTTGTTCATGTTTAATCCAGTCCATGTCGAAGTCACACCATTATTACTATTGGATTGAGTCGATACTGAACTAGGTGCTAGTCCAGCATTCGACTTGATATTAGTACCAGTTACAGTATATGTATAGCCGGTATTATAGTCAATTGAATTGATTGTTTCAGTGACGGTACTAGTCGTTTCCGTCGTGCTCGTCATGCTTCCTTGAGTGAAATTCGGAACCACAGGAACAGCTAGGGCAGTCTGTGCAGTCGCAAGGACAGATGCAACCGCAACCAGGACACGCTTCATTATGTTCATGAC